ATCTTGATCAATAATTATTTTCTTAGGTAAGCCTGGCGGATTTGTGGCTGCATTCTTTTCATCGCCGAATTCTGGTGATAAATTAATATCTTTTGCCGGCTGTTTAATCAACCAATCCCATGATACTAATTTAGTATATGATACATCGTATTCTTGGCCAAGTGTCATGGCCTCTTGTTCAGTTTTTGCTAATTTATTTTCAGCGTTATCATCAAAGCCATTAATATATTCATTATATAAATGTTCATATAAAAATAGTGGACTATCATTCATATCATATGAATTAAATAATATATCGTATATGCATTCGTATGGAGCTTTTAATGGTGCTATATACCTACCTGAATTTTTAGCTTCTATAGGAACATATAAATTATCACCTAAAAAATCTTCAAAGATTGAACTAATAACATCAGTGGCATTACTATTATAAGCTTTTGAAATTGTGGTTAAGCTATTACTAATATTATTTAATGATACTAAATCAAGTATATATTTTTTATCATGTGCTATATTATTAACATCAATATTACGTGCACCGTCAACATATTTAATAATAGTTTGAAATATTCCACCGTATTTAAATGATATATTAATATAATTATTACCAAGGATATTACGATCTAAATAACCGTTATCATCTCGAATTTCAATACGACCTTCCATAAATGGACTACCGATACTTTCAGTCAATATAATTGCTTCAGTATTTTCAGTAAGTAGTAACCCATCAATACTTACATGTAAGTCCTCTAGAGAAGGACCTTTATTTATATTTTCACTTGCTACAAAATCACTCATTATTTATTTACCTATTTCTTTTTCAAATTCTTTTACAATATCACGTATAAATTCTGGTTTAATAATTTTAATTTGTCGATTTTTATCATTTAACCATTCTTCAAATTCGTAATGTGATATCGGTGTAACACCTGCAGATGCAGTAGAAACTACATTACCAGTAGCATCTTCAATATAATGATGAGGTGCATCTTTATGATTAACTATTTTATCACATGCCAATTTAGTTATAACCCAATTATAACCTGCTTTAGCATTACATGTTGTTTGGTCGATATATGGGTATTTAATTATATCACCATTCTCATCTGTTAATTCTTCTAATGTACTAGTGTTTTGGCATATCTGACCAATAACTTCAATATTATCATTACCGCTAAATTGTGTTACTAGATCGGATGCTGACCATGATGCTCCTGCAGCTTCGCATGTATCTTTATCTTGGCTTGTCTCATCACTACATCTATAGACCGGTTCTAGAACTATATAACCATTATTAGTATATATAGATTCAACTTTGCCTTGCCTACCATGATCTATTCCGCTTGGGTTAATTTTATCATCAAAATAAACACAATCGCCTATAGAAAATTTACTAGAATTTAAACTACTGTCACTTATAACTGCGGCAATATCAGGAAATTTTCTATCACAATATTCTAATAATTGTTGGTTACCTTTTGGCCAATCATTCCAAATATTTTTTAAGTTTGGATTTATTAATAAAAAAGACCAATAATAATCTGGTGTACCGTATAATCTTTGGGATAATTGTTCCATCCTTTCACCATCATTCACTGTTACATAATTATAAAATGCTACATTATCTATTAACGCAGTAGAAATTGCAACTGAAGATGTTAAATTAACTAATGCTTGTATACTACCGTCACCATTAATATCGTATCCGATTCTATTAAATTTGCTAAAATATCCCATTATAAACCGCCTCGGCTGTACTTATGACCTGTGGCCATATTGCCTTGTGGAAATGCTGGATTGACGCCTGATTTACCCAATACTGCAGGTCCAGTACCTTCAATATCTTGTCTATATAATGGGTAGATTTCTGAAATTTGTAAATTAAAATCAATTTCTACCGGTGCACCACCATGTTTAAAAAACGATGCTGAATTAGGATTATATGTCACAGATGCTTGTGTTATATACGATGGACCAACATTAGGCATTTCAGTACCATAAAATGTTGTCTGTACTTGAAATGGTGCTTCCATAGTTAATGCAGTTAATTTTTTAGGTCTCATTGCAACTCTAAATGTTTTAATAATTGCAGCGGCCATATTACTTTCATGTAAACTATTAGGTAAAAATTTAAAGCTAAAATCAAAAGTTCTTAATTGTGAATTTTTAAATTGTAAATATTCATTAGGATTATATACTTTTCCAGAAAGTCTTTTACCTTCATCACCAGTAACTTTTGCAGCTACAGCTGCCGGTGTAGCCATAAATTTAAGCGCATTACTTATCATACCATCACCTGCTAAACCGCCAAATCCAGCAGCACCACCAGCTGCTAGGACACTACTTAATGATTGATTAATCAACATGTTAACATCAGTTACGGTATCTGAATCAAATACTTTATTTTTACCATAATAATCTTGAGCAAATGCTGCAGCGGCTCTCGAACCAGTTTCATAATGCATTGCATCTGAAATATTAATATTTGGTGTCATATACAAAGCAATATTTGCTTGAGGTGTATATGTGAGTTTACCGCTTTTTCGATGTGCTGCATCAGTTTGCAGTGTTTCTGCACCTTTCGCTAAATTCTTTACACCTTCTACAGCAACTTCAGGTATAGTATATTGCTTATTTTTTTCAAGTGACATATCTGCATTGTCATATGACATTTCTGGCTTATATAATTGAAACATGATATAAGGATCTAAACCACTATCAGATCCCTTAAATATAGTATCAAATGCCGAACTAGTATTAAATTCGAAAATTTTATCGACAGGTTTGTCTTGATTAGCAAATTGTTGCATGCCGGCAGAAGCCGATAAATTAGATGGATATCTTAATAAAGATCCTTGGCCAATGTTTCCTCCACCAACTCCATATGGTGTAAATATATTACCATACGATGCTATTCCATCCAGGATCGGAGCTCCGAACGAACTGAATGCATTTCCTATATTGTCTAATAATGCCATTATATACTCCTGAGTTTAATTCTATTTATATCTTTATTTATAAATAAACTCATGGCTTATAGCGGAAAATGGAAACCAAAGTACCCACAGAAGTATAAAGGTGATCCAAACAAAATAACATATCGTTCATTATGGGAAAGAAATACCTTTAGATGGATTGAAAAACAATCATGGGTTCGTTGGTGGAATTCAGAAGAGACTATCATACCATATATTTGTTCAACAGATAGAAAGCCACATAGGTATTTTATTGATTTAACCATTAAGACTGTGGAAGGTAAAACTATTCTTGTTGAAATTAAACCAGCAAAAGAGACCAAACCACCTAAAAGAAAGAATCTTAAAGAAGCAATGACTTATATGAAGAATACTTCTAAATGGAAATATGCTAAAAACTATTGTGATGATAGAGGTTGGAAGTTTGAGATATGGACTGAGAAGACACTTGAATCATTTGGTGTACCAGGTATGAAAAAGAGAAAGAAAGCTCCATGGAAACCTTTCAAAAGAAAGAAGAAATAACATATAAATAAGTACATGGCTACATCACTATTCGACAAATTAGAAGCAGAAGCATATAGAAAAGGACTTCCAAAGAGATCCAAAGAAGCGCGTAAATGGTTTTTACAAAAGACCAAAGACATGAATAAAATCAATATGCATAAGATGCTTAAAGACACCCGTCTTGTAAAGAAGCAACGACCACGTGTCGGTGATATGTTTATGTATGCGTACGATCCGAAGCATAGATTGACCTTACCATATTATGATAGATTCCCATTAACTATTATGGTGCAAAAAGCTCCTGGTGGTTTCTATGGATTAAATTTACATTACTTAAATCTAAAACATAGAGCAATATTTTTAGATAGACTGACTGAAATTGCAAACAATTCGAAGTTTGATGAGACCACAAGATTAAAATTAAATTATAATTTAATTAAAAAAGCAGGAAAATACAAATATTTTAAACCATGTTTTAAACATTATCTCACAGAGCATATTGATTCAAAGATTATGAAGGTAGAAGCCTCTGAATGGGATATTGCAATATTCTTACCAACTGAAAACTTTGCTAAGGCTAAGAAACAGAAAGTTTGGAAGGATTCACGAGGAATGTACTAATGAGTTTACCAGTAGATATAGATAGTTTAAAATCAACGATAGGCAAACATGGCGGTTTGGCGAGATCAAACAGATTCGCGTGTTATATGCCATACCCTGGTGGCCCAGGTTTATTGAACCTAGATTTTGGTAGTTTATTAACTAATTTTTTAAGTCCAGGCGGATTTGATACTGCCGCTTTATTTAATGATCCTAGAGATATGTTCATATTATGCGAAAGTGTTCAAATTCCTGGACGAAGAATTGCTACAATGGAACAATTCCATACACACTTTTCTGTTAAAAAACCGTATTCACATATTGTTGATGAAGTAACACTTACCTTTTTACTTACTAATGATTACCATATAAGAAAATATTTCGATAAATGGCAGGATAAAATTGTTGGTCATGAAAGTTCCCCTAGAATTGGTTATAGAGAAGAATATGCAACAGATGTAACTATACAGCAATTGTCTGGTAGTGAAGGCTCTAGTGGTTGGTTACCTGGTTATCAAGTTAAATTAAAGAATGCATTCCCTATAGCAGTGTCTGCAGTTGAACTATCTAACTCATCAGAAAATGCAGTACTACAATGTTCAATTACACTATCATATGATGATTGGGTAGATGTTGGTATCGGTGAAGGAATTGGAGATTTATTGAAAGTTGGAAGTACATTATTAAGAAATACAATTGGTGGTTCAATCGGATCACTATTTGGTTAACACATATATTATTATTGGAGTAAATTATGAATATATTACCTAAGATTGCAGTACCTAGTTATACTATACAAGTACCATCTACAAAAAAGACGGTTAAGTTTAGACCATATCTAGTAAAAGAAGAAAAGATTTTAATGATTGCAATAGAAACTGAAGATCAGGCCCAGATACAAAATGCATTAATTGAAATTATTAAAGAATGTTTTGACGATATTGAGGATCCTAATCAATTAACAATTTATGATATGGAATATCTTTTTGTTAAGTTAAGAGCTAAATCAGTGGGTGAATCTGTTGAAATAACACGTGGGTGTGATCACTGTGAAGGTAGTCAAGATGTTGCATTAAATTTAGATAATATTACTATAGAAAATAATGAAAATGTAGATTTAAGAGTTGTCCTACAAAATGATTTTATTATTGATATGAGATATCCTGTGGTTGGTGATAATATTTCTGATATGGATCCAGAAGATCCAGATACATTATTATTAACTGTAGGTAAATGTATTAATAAAATATTTTATGGAGAAGATACGTTTGGTGTTAACGGGATTAGTGACGAAGAATTATTAGAATTTATTGGAAATTTAAGTACTACCCAATTTGCAAAATTAGTAGTAATATTATTAGATGCTCCAAAAGTATCATTAACACATGATTATAAATGTATACATTGCGAAAAAGAAAACAACTTATATTATACGGGATTACTTAATTTTTTTACCTAGCTCTTTCTCATGATAGTCTGTCGTCGTATTTCAAGACGACATTTTCATTGATGAGAGAGCATGGATATAGTTTAGATGAATTAGATAATATGATACCATGGGAAAGAGAAATATATTTGTCTCTCCTTATTAATAAAATAGAAGAATCGGAAGCGAACAATGGCTAAAGGAAATATACCGGGAACAAAAGGTGGTGGTTTAAAACAAAAAGAGGCTGCTAGAGAGAATAGAGCCGTCATGAATAAGAGTTCTGCCGCTCTACAAAGCGTAGACGGCAACTTAAAAGATCTTACTAAGGGCATTAAGGAACTAAACGCTGATATTGCTACTATTAAAGCAATTGAAGGAGCTCAGCTAGCTAATGATATTAGATCATGGGCAAAAGCAGACAAATCGGCAAGAGATTCGGCCAAGCAATTTAAACAAGGCGATGCACGTGCTGAGGAAATGTCAGCACGTAACGAAGCGGGCCTACACGATATATCTAAAGGAATATCAGCATTACATTCCTTATTAGCCGGCGAATCAGATAAAGAAGCCGCGGATAGGTATTCCACTATTAAAAGTGATCGTAAAAATTCACTAAAGAAACATCGTAAAGTATTAGCTGCCCAAAGAGAATTCCTGTTAAGTAAGGGTGCTGATAAAATTACTGATTTAAATCCTGCTGACCGTGCGGAATGGGATGAGGAAGTTGGTAAGATATCCAGAAGGCATAGTACTGCCAGACCGACTCAAACTTTTGATAAAGGTGCATTTGTAAAAAATAGACCAGATGGTACTCCAA